ATTCCTCCTACTTAATTATACCAAAGACTCTAAGCCTGAGTCAAAGATAACTAGTCCTGCTTTTACTTCTTTTATTGAAGATGCTATCTGCACCTTAACGTGAACAGATGTAGTTCCTGTATTTAAAAATGAATAACTATGAACTGTTGATGTTCCATGATAGGCAAAACTTCCTGAGTCAAATTTAACAAAGACATCATAAGATGGTCTATTTAATTCATCACCCCATACTGCAGTAATAATTGTTTCTGTAATTGACAAAGCCCCATTCACTGACTCAACTGCTACAGAATTTGTAACAAATATTGGAGACCAGTGTGATGTTCTGTTTTTATCTTCAGATATGATTCTATATCTTACTACATATCCCGCACTTTCAGAATCAATTGGAGGCAAAGATTCTTTTTGAATAATTGCTTTTTTTACAGCCATTATGTAACTCCGACTGAAAATCTAAATTCAATATAATTACTTGTGTTTGGTGATTTAACAATTGTCTCAGCACCATCTGTTTTAATAATTGAGTATCCAGTCATACCATATAAAGGGTTAACGGTTGCAACATTTTCTAGTCTAAGAGCATCTAAAGCAATATAATAATTTGATGATGGCATTGGTGATGGTCCACTATCTTCAGCAAGCACACATGCATAAATTTTAACAACAGTTACAGCATTCCAAGTAAAGTTAGCACTTGTATAAAGTTCTTGTAGTTGTTTTGTTATTACAAAATATCTATTAGTTTCAAAATCTTGAACTAGATCTGGGTTTCCAGATGTACCATGATTTATCTCTGCTTCAAATCTAGCATATTCTCCAGAGCCATCATCGGTTGATGAAAAATCAATAAGAACTCTAACTGTTTCTGGAATTGCGTTAGAATCTCCATTCTTATTTACTAAGGAAAATGCTAACTTTAATTCATCTATTGGTGAGTTTCTTGTAAAGTCAACGGCTGCTCCTGTTAAGTGTATATGGTTTGAGCCAGCCTCAACAACAAAGTGATCTTCTGTTGGACCACTATCTTGACTAATAGTTAAATCAGAATCGTCTCCCTGAATAAAAATTGTGTTATTTAAAAATCTACATCTTTCATATCTAGATGCACGGTTTGTTTTATAAAATATAGAGTTATCAGCATTTGTTTGAAATACAGCATCTGCAACTGCTATAACATTATCATCTTCTGGATCATCAAGTGGTGATGAATATGAAGTTATTGCCGTTGCTGCACTAGAAGTATGATGCTGCCAGTTTTCAGCAGTGGTGAATGCAAAAACAGTTTTGCTATCATATGCTCCAGCAGATGGGTTAGATCCTGCTGAGTATAAGCCAATTTCTGTTATTTCATATCTTTCTTCTGTTGGCAGTTCTGCTGTAAGGACAATTTTATTTACTCCTGATTCGTTAACAAACCCTCTAGAAGAGATTGGAACTCTAAACATTTCAAAATCTAGTGCTTCTTTTGTAGAAAAATCTCCTGGTGTATCTGGTGTATCAAGTGGGGTAGGACCACAGCCTACAGCAATAAATGATGCATAGGCAGGAGCCTGACCAAGCATATATTTACCTATAATGCTTTTACCTGTGTTGGTTATCATGAGACTATTTCTCCAAATTCCGCTTCATATATTGTACCACTTACCGTCACTTCTACCTCAATCTGTTCATCAATCTCTAAATTAACAGCCTCAATAACAAGGTTTCCATTATTAGGATCAAGGTATACGTAACGATTATTTGGACCAGTTCCAGGGTTAGGAATTTTATTCTCTAGTTTGATTGGAAAATTAGCAAAATATTTATCTGATGTAGACTGAAGACTAACTATATTATTAGGGTTGTATTGTTGCTGAATAGATGATAGATTTTTAATTGGCTGGTATGAAACTTGTTGACCATTTATAATATCGTTACGAGCAATATTTATTAACTCATGCCCACCAATATTTTCAAATATTAAATCTGTCATAACCTCAATAGGAAGTTCATCACTATTAAACAAAACAGTATCTATTGGTGCTGTCTTAACAGGTGGTGGTGGAGGTAGTGCTGCAGCAACAGATGCTGTAGTTATATCTGCTGGAGTTAATGGCGTTGAATTTGTGTTACCACCCCAGGATGATCCTGTATCAGTTGTAGTAGTCGTCGTAGTCGTAGTTGTAGTAGTAGTTGTTGACGTATCTGTGCTGCTTGTTGTAGAACTTGATGTAGTCGTATCAGATGTTGTTGCATCAGATGTTGTTGCTGGTACTAATGGTGTCTCTGGAGTTTTAACTATAGGAGTCTTAGGTGGTGTTGAAACTTTAGGTGGAATCTTTACAGTTGTCCCAGACCATATCATATTTCCATTTTTATATTTAGCATCTTCAGTAAATTTTGGATTTGCTGCAAGAATTGCTTTTACTGTAGTATTATTTTCTTTTGCAATAGAAGATAAGGTATCTCCTTTTTCAACAGTTACTTTAATAGGTGCAGCCTTTGCTGCGCTTTGTGTTGGAATTCCAGCAGCCTTGGCAGCATTAATGGCTTGGGTAAATGCTCCATCATCATAAGCACCCATATTACACCTCGCTCAAATATGCAGTCATGTTTGGTCCATCATTTCCTCTTGAATACTCAATATTATATACTACAAATCTACTTGTATCGGATGCAACAAGTTCTAATCCAGTAGAATCCTTATAATCAATTGTAACTATGTCTCCAAGTTGTAGTGTTGGAATAGAGAATAGGTTAACTCCAATAGATTTTTTAGGATGCATAATTTTATTGATGATCCACCCCATCAATGCTTCAGCATCATCTGGTGTTTGAATATAAATACTATCAATTGTAAAATCATTCTTGCCGTAAATCATTCGGCTTTGTCTTATTTCATCATACTTAGCCTTTTCGACTAGAGGAGAGTATACCAATGTATCTCCTTTAAACTCTGGATCTGAAAGGTTGCCACGCTTTTTAAAATATTCATCAACTGTTAATTCGTGTGTTGTATCTTGAGTAAAAGTAATACCCTGAATTCTTAAAAAGTTTCCAGTTGTTTCATCAAGACTTAAGGCTTTATCTGTAGCATTAAATATTAAGAACTCTGCCCCGTATGAATCTGCTTGGAATCCAGATGTTGTATATCCTTTAATTCTATTAAATGTTGGTGATAGTTGTGCATATAATGCTGGGTATGCACGATCATACTTTACATTAAAGTAAGCACATTCACGCATGATTGAGCCAAACTCTTCAAAATACATGTTATATTTTGGTGGTTCTTGTGCACTAATTCCAGATAGATAAGTAGACTGAACAATACCACTCATAGCATATTTTCTAAATGATTCATTTGCGTTAATCTTGCCCTCTGATAATGAAGAGGCTAGAGTATCTCCAACAGTAAACACACTATTTTGTGAGTAGTTTTCTGATAAAGCATATATATTTTCAAACATACATCTTGATGAACCACGAGTAAATAAAGCCATGTTGTTATAAATTGGCAGTGGATCTGTATCGTCAACAATCTTAATTAACTTATTGTTAATATATAAAAAGAATCTTCTAGTTTTTCCAATGTCCTGATACTCTACAGACAAATCATATACTGTTGGATTGTCTTCTCCAGCCATTCTATATTGACCAGTAAATCTTCCATCATCTACAAGAATTTTTGAAAGACCTCCCCAAAGTTTAACGGGGATGGCATTATTATTTGCAGCATCTTTTTTAACTTTATAAAAAACTACATTGTTTATAGATTTTTCAGCCTGACCTTTTGTATTTAATTTTAAGTATGAATTAACGTTATCTTCAGTTAATGCAATAATCTCAAAGTAGTATCCATTATTTGTTTCTGGATTAAGCAATACTGCAAGACCTCCTGAGCCACCACCAATATTTACATTTTGATCTGGCTGACTTCCAGAAGTTTGATAATATGTTGTACTTCCTATTGGGGTCTGAGTTCTACTTGTATTATTTTCTACCTTGCCAACAATTCTAACTCTTGTTCCAAAATGCTTATATGCACTGTTTAACTCTTTATAAACATAAGACACAAAGTTTAATGGAGTGTCTGTAGTTTTAAAAGATGGACCATTCATAACTAATGCAGAAGATTGAATTGTTCCAGTTTCAGTGCTTTTTAAATTATTTGTTTGTGTCTCAGTTAAATAATTAGTTGCCATAAAGTTTTTAATAATTCCATTGCGTGTTGTTTGTCTTGCGGTAACATTATCAACTCCCGCTGCTCCAACAGTAGTTGCTGGATAGGTAACATCTTCATCTAACCTTGTTGTAAACATATACCCAGCCTGCATATTGCATCCACGAACATAATTATTATTAGACCAATAGTCATTAATACCAGCGGTATGTGTTGTAATGGTTGTGCCAAATTGTCCACGACCATGTTCAACAACAGCCCCATTTTGTAGCCTTGTTATTCCATCAACAGTCTCATAGTATGGTATTGAATAAATTCTAACTAAGCCCGTTGGGTATATTTTTCCATTAAATGGTATTGATGCAAAATATCTTTGATACTCTTGGTTACTGCTAATCCAAACATTACCAGTTCCAGTTACGTTAAACTCAGCGGCATCATATCTAATAATCTCTCCATTTGAGTATAGGTATCCGTTATATCTTGTTAGCCAATAAATATTTTCTCCAAGATCTAAGACGTTGTTAGTAATAGCATGATTAATAACTGTTGGTGCTGTTGGGGGAATTAAAGAGTTTAGTGGCATTGCTCCTAATACATAACTACCCTGCTTTGATGCTATCTCATTAATAGTTTTTGTATTATCTGTTCCTGAAACTTCCCATAATAGCGATGGCTTATATATCCATGTTTTATTCTGGTCAATCATACTTGACTGTTTAAGGCTTCCAGTTGATCTTTGAATATATCTGGTTGTATAGTTAATCTTTCCATCATTATAAATCTTTTTATCTTTTGATGCAATTGATAGAATGTTTGGAAGATTTCCAGATGTAGCATTTTCAGTTACTCCAGAATCTGTTTGATTATTTGAACCAGAAAATACAAAGTCTGTTTCTCTCTGTGCTTCTGTAGGCATCAAATAGTCTTTGCTCATAACTATGAAATTATTATACTCATCAAAAAACATAGCGGTTTGAGTTGCAAGCGCTAGTTGATTTAAAACCTGTGCTACGTTTTGATCTGGTGCTACAAAAAAGTATGGGATGATAGGATCTGATTCTCCAGTTACACGTCTAAAGACATAATTTGTAAATCCAATATAGTCTAGTAATGTTGTTATAGCATAACTTAATGATGTTTGTGTAGTTAATAATCTTGGTGCTGGCATAGACTCCAAGAAGAAAAAGAAATCTCTTAGTTGAATAGATATAGTTCCAGCAGTAACGTCTGCCTGTGGAAAGCCTTCTGAGTATAGAGTCTTTATAGGAACATAATAATCAAAACCGTCAATGTCCAGGATGACTTCATAAAAATTAAACTTAATATTTTTTCTAACATAATTTGCAACTATGCTTGATGAATTCTGATCATTAAACGCTTGGTCATCATCAAATAATGATATCTCCCCATTAGATGCAAGCAACTGTCCAACAGGTAAAGATGTAATTCCAATATCAGAAAGTGTTTTAGTAATTTTAAAATCAATAGCCTTATCTGATATATCAACTACCAGTCTAGGTGACATTTCAATTAGATCGAATGTAGAGTCAAACTTATTCATTGTATCTACAACAATACGAATACCCCGCACATATTCAAACTCTCTATATACTATACCGCCTTCAATATCATTATCAAATGAGTCTGGAGATGTTAGGTCTGTTACAAAATTAGTATTATTTGCTACTTCCTCTGCCCCAAGTTTCCATCCATACTCTGGAGTAAAGGTAGCATATGCACCATTTGTCCATATATGAAATGTTCCACGATCACCTTCATTTTCAATTATAAGGTATGCGTATCCTTCTATGCTTGCTTCTGGCAATAATGTATCTGAAGAAAGTGTTTCAGCAAAAATAAATGATGATTGATACTCTTCTGGTATTTTTAATCCATACTCAAGTTCAACATATCCATCTGTATCAATAATTGGATCTCCAGAACTACGTGTATCGGTTTCTCTAAATGAGTATGCATCGATCCATCCATTGTCTTTTAAGTATTGAATTTTCCATCTTGCTGGCGTTGTTTTGTTTGTAGTTCCAAATAATGGATCTGCTATAGGTGTTGACGATGTAGCAAAAGGACCAAGGTCAACATCTCCAACATTTGTTTGCATTTTTACAACAATACGATTTGTTGGAACATTTTCTTTATAAACTACAAATGGAACTGCATCATCTATGTAGTATAAATCATTTGATATATTTTTAGCAATACCACGTTCAACATTGTTTTCTGTTCTATATGATGTCCAATACTTAAACTCATCATATCTTGATGGCATATAATATCTTGGTCTTTGTGCCATCGAAGCACCAGAGTTTGCTAGAAACTTATTATTAAAATATAGCGGCTTATTAATTCCTGATCTTGGTCTAAATGGCTTTAAGCAATCTTCTAATGAATAAATCATCTTCATTTTATCTTTAGTGGATGTAAATAATTGAGGAACATCAGCATTTGTAAAACCACCATCTACTACAACATCAGCATCTGTTGCTCCAGTAAAATAGTTTCCTGAGTCAAGTTGATCAAAATCATTTGGCAAAGTAAAATATTGAGATGAAGTATCTGTT